ATTCCAAACAAAAAATGGTCCAATTAAACTAACACAATTAGCAAAGAGTAAAGTCTTTGGCGGTGGTGTTGGTGGAGCAGGAGCTGGTACGGCAGACACAGAAAGAAATGAATCTCATAATGCATGTATGATGAAAGCTATGGTAGATAACCCAGGGCACGATTTATCATACTACGATGACGAAGTAATAGCTCAGGCTTACAAAGATAATGGCACATCAAATGTTAGTGCTAATACAGACAAGATATTAGAAACTCCAGAAAATTGGTGGGCATCGTCATACTATATAACAAAATACCTAATTAGTAAAAAGCTAATTCATAAGAACATGGAATTCCATCGTGGATCAAAAGAGATGATAAAGATATATGCTATGAAAAATCTAGCATTTAAAAATTCAGGCTTTGCCCCACTAAAAGATGATAAGTGGAATCCAGGCGATGTATGGGCAATACAAAAAGGATTTAATTTAGATAAGTTAAATACTATGTCAATACACGGTTTTAATAAATCTTTAATTGCGGCATTTACAAAAAGAGAAATAGTAGGTATATCACTAAAACTAGTTAAGAATGATTCTGTTCCTTTTAGTGTAAATAATTATAAACAACCACCGGAAGTACTCCTACACAAGATAGCTTCTATGGGGTTTGAATCTGGAAGAGGATCGTTTTGGTCTTCAAAAGGTTCTTTTATTAAAACTACGTCATTACAATTAGACTTAAAAGATAACACTCCTGGTGGAACTATTAAGGCTGAAGTAAAAGGTAAAACATCTAGAGGTGGTGGAATTAGCTGGGGCATTATGCAAGATATAGTCCAACATGAAGCAGGTAAAAAATTACCTAAACATACTGGTGGTATAACTAAATCAGCTAAAAATATCGCAATGGGTAAACCAAAAGATGTACAAGCTATGTACAAAATGTTTAATGAATTTTATAAGAACGTAAGCTATGAAGCTTTTGTAGCTGAACTAGAAGAAAAAGATTGGCAATGGATTAGTGCTAAACTAGCTTCTTTAACTTTACTTTATACTATAAACAAAGCTGGTGGCAAGAAATCTAATGCCATCGTAACAAGAATGATTAACTACGCCGGATCAACGACTGCTGAAGGCGGAGTATATGTTAAATTAGGAAAATAAATGATATCATTTAAAAACCATAACCTTACAGAAGCCAAAAACACTCACATGACTCATATAGAGGATTTAGTGTTGGATGGCGGAGTTAAGGGAGCCCGCCAAGCTATCAACGCTCTACGCAGTATGAGAGATATGTTGAGTGGTCACGCAAAATCACCTGTAGACGTGACCGTAAAATGGGACGGGGCTCCCGCCGTATTCGCAGGTGAAGATCCAAGAGATGGATCGTTCTTCGTAGCTAAAAAAGGAATCTTTAATGCAGATCCTAAAGTATATAAAAGCCACGAAGATATAAAGGCTGATACCTCAGGTGATCTATCCAAAAAGCTTATTATGGCTTTTGATGGATTAAAGGACTTAGGTATCAAGGGTGTAATACAAGGTGACTTTATGTTTGATAAATCGGACCTTAAAGGTGAAACGATTAACGGACAAAAGATGATTACCTTTCACCCAAACACTATTGTTTATGCAGTACCATATGGATCTAAATTAGAGAAAGATATATCTAAAGCAGATGTTGGTATTGTATGGCATACATCTTATAAAGGTGGAACATTCGAAACTATGCAAGCTTCTTTTGGCGGTGACATAGTTGGTAAATTAAAAAAGAGTTCTAAGGTATGGCAGGTAAATGCAGACCTAGAAGAGCTATCAGGTAAAGCTACATTTACCGCAGCAGACAATATGAAAGTAACTAAATTGTTATCTGAAGCTGGTAAACTATTCCAAAAGATATCTTCTGGGGTATTAAAAGAATTAGAAAACAATAAAGAATTAAATTTAGTTATTAATGTTTATAATAATACTATGGTGAGAAAAGGCCAAAGAATTAAAGACGAGAAGAAACACGCTAAGGGATTAGTCCAGTTTGTTACTGATCGATACGCTAAACAAATCGATAAGCGTAGTTCACAGAAAGGAAAAGATATACAAATAGGTAAAAGAGATGAATTATTATCGTTTTTCTCTACTAGTAACTTAAAAAACCTAGAAAATGTCTTTAAATTACAGAATTATCTTGTAGACAGTAAATTAATTATTATAAATAAACTTAACAAACTAAATAAAATCGGAACGTTTGTTAAAACAACATCCGGATTTAAAGTAACCAACCCAGAAGGTTTTGTTGCTATAGATCGTATGGAAGGTGGAGCAGTTAAGCTTGTTGATAGATTGGAATTTTCTGCCAACAACTTTAGCAAAGATATTATAAAAGGTTGGGATAATCCTAACTAAAATGGGAATTCAAAGGATATGCAAATTAAATCATTTAGTGATTACTTAGTCGAAGACACAAAAGAAGTCACATTCGTGTTCGGGCGTTTTAATCCGCCTACTATTGGTCATGAGAAACTATTTGACCAAACAAAAAAACTAGCCAGATCTGGCACATATCGTATATACGCATCTAAATCTGTAGATGCTAAAAAGAATCCATTACAATTTAAAGACAAAGTTAAGTTTTTACGTAAGATGTTTCCTAAACATGCTCGCCAAGTTATGGCTGATAAGGATGTAAGAAACGTTTTAGATATTGCTACCAAATTATACGATCAAGGATTTACAAAAGCAAGTATGGTAGCAGGTTCAGATAGAGTAAAAGAGTTTGAAGTATTACTTAACAAATATAATGGTGTTAAGTCTAGACATGGTTTTTATGAATTCCAAGGTCTGATTAAAGTTTTAAGCGCAGGCGAGCGCGACCCGGACGCAGAAGGTATATCAGGTATGTCAGCATCTAAAATGCGACAAGCAGCAGTAGATGGTAACCTACCATTATTTGCAAAAGGATTACCAGCAAGATTTTATCCAACAGATTTATATAATGCTGTTAGAGCAGGTATGGGTTTAAAATCAGAAGGATTTAGACCACACGTTGAATTAGAAACTGTATCAGATATCAGAGAAGATTACGTGGAAGGAAAAATATTTAGAATTGGTACTATGATTCGTATGAAAGAATCAGGTGAAGTAGGTAAAGTGGTTATAAGAGGAACTAATTATATTCTTGCAGAATTCAACGGAAGAAAAAGACGTTGTTGGCTAGATTCAATTCAAGAAGAAGGCGGTGCTGGAGATCATGGCACAGGCAAGCTTACCAAGAAATACAAAAAAGATACTCCGAAGATGGAGCTAAAAGATTCACCTTATAATAAAATAGTTAAAGACAATACGATCTTATCCTTCGGTAAGAAGAAAGATAAGAAAGAAGGTTATAACGACGGTGATTCTTCCCGTGGAGATAAAAATTACGATTCATTTAAGACTGGAAAAAAATCTACAGATTCTAAAAGAAGAGCTCAGCAGAATAAGCAAAAGGATATGAAAGATGATAATCCAGATGCATACAAAGATTTACCAGGTGATAAGAAAGCAAGAAAGAAAGGTTTACCACAATCTAAGTTTACAAGTAAATATAAACAGATGTATGGTGAAAACTTTGAAATGACTTTTGAAGATTTTATTATAGAGAATAAAGGTCAGGTAAAAACAGCTTTAAAAAAGAAATCAAAAGCAACAGGTGTTTCAATGTCTATACTAAATAAAGTATTTGATAGAGGATATGCTGCATGGAAAACAGGTCATAAACCAGGAACAACTCCAGTACAATGGGGATTGGCAAGAGTTAACTCTTTCTTAGTTGGCGGTCCAGTTTGGAAAAAGTTTGATAGCGATCAAGCGGAACTAGCAAGAAAGGGCGGATTTAGCCCAGGAAAATAAAAAGGAATAAAATGAAATCATTTAAAGAATTAAGAGAAAATAATACTAAGTTTAAGTCATCTAATCCTACGAAAGATGTTGCAGGATATCCTGAAGCAAAGGGCGTAGTTGGAAAAATTATTAAGTTTAGTGATAGAGATGGCAGAGGAGTTGGCATCGGAACAACAGTCTTAGATAATGGTAAACCTGCAAAAAATGGAAGTAGAGACGAAGTTATTAAAGTAATTAAAAAACATGATATTAAAGGATTTAGATTTGGTGGAGACTTTATGAGAAAAGAAGTTAACGCAAACAAAAACCTAGAATATCCAACTTCTCTTGCTAAGAAAACCGGACTAGTTAAATCAATAGATGGTTATAATGCATCTAAATTTTTACTAGACGTAATTAAAAAATTTCCAAAAACGGAAACAAAAGGTAAAGAATATGTGGATTACGATAATGTAATGATCCACTTCATCGAGGTATAAAATGAAATTTAAAGAATTAAGAGACGTAGTAGAAAAAATGTCAGGTTCTAAATTAACAGGACAAGAGATATCTGTTTGGTACAGAAAGAACAAAGACGTAGATAAAGCAGCTAAGAAAGACAAGAATATTAAAAAAGCTGTTGAGATAGCATTAGATCACGGCGGAGCTATGAACTTTGCTATTAAGAAGATCGAAAAGATTAAAAGAGGATTAGCAGATCATCCAGCAGTTGCAAAGGCATTATCTTATGCTAACTTCGGTGAAGACAAAGATACTATTTCAGAAGGTACATGGGCAGTTCCTGATTCATATGAGAATTTACAAAAACTACAATTTAATTTCTTAAATAAAAAAACCCCTGGTACTAAAGCCAATGCTAAACTACTCGCTAGAAAAATATACGGCATATTCGGGGATGATTCTTTCTTTGATGATTTACTAAGAATAGAAACCGATCCAGACCCTAAAGTCGATCTAAGAGATATAATTGTTAAGCATCTAGAAGATTGGAACATGAAATTTAAAAAGGGTGGAGTCTATGTAATCACCCACGCACCTAAAGACTGGTGGGAAAAAGAAGGAGTAGGTGAATCAGCTAAGAAAAGAAAATCTGGTAATATTAAACCAACAGGTCTTGGTTCTCCTGTAA